TCCGTGAAATGATTCGTTCCGGTAAATATCCGGCAAAGCTGTGGGATTGATTTTGAGAAAATAAAAGAGAAAATGACAAAGCATCAGGGTGAAAATCGGAGATATGGGAAGTCCCAGGATCTGATTTTAACCTGGTGCTTTTTCAGTTACGTGGATAACTGGTCAAAGTCCGTTCGGTTTCTGGGCTCTTTCATAATTTTACAAAAGTTCAGGAATCTGCATGGCTGTAAAAGTGAGACAAAAAAGGCAGAAAAAGAAAAGGGATGACATTTTGGCAGAGTTTGTATATAATAGAGGAAGTGTCAGCAAGATGAAAACGGAAAAAATGAAGGAAACAGGAGAACAGAAAATGAAAGCATATGATTATGTTGTAATAGGATCCGGTCTGTACGGCGCCGTATTTGCCCGGGAAGCGGTGAAAAAAGGGAAAAAGGTGCTGGTGATCGACAAACGCCCAAACATCGCGGGAAATGTATATACGAAGCAGATGGAAGGGATTCATGTACATAAATACGGTGCCCATATTTTCCATACCAACAATAAAAAAGTGTGGGACTATGTGACATCTTTTGCGGAATTTAACCGCTTTACGAACTCCCCGGTGGCAAATTATAAGGGTGAGCTGTACAGCCTGCCGTTTAATATGTATACCTTCAATAAGATGTGGGGTGTGGTGACACCGGAAGAGGCAGCAGCCAAGATCGAAGAACAGAGACAGGCAGCAGGCATCACCGAGCCGAAGAATCTGGAAGAGCAGGCGATCTCTCTGGTTGGAACGGATATTTATGAGAAACTGATCAAGGGTTACACACAGAAACAGTGGGGACGTCCGTGTACGGAGCTTCCGTCATTTATCATCCGCCGTCTGCCGGTGCGTCTGACTTTTGATAACAACTACTTCAATGCGTTGTATCAGGGAATCCCGGTAGGTGGTTATACAAAGATGGTTGCCAATATGCTTGAAGGTATCGAGGTAGAACTTGGTGTGGATTATCTTGAGAAGAAAGAGTATTATGACAGTCTGGGAGAAAAAATCGTATATACCGGACCGATCGATGCATATTTTGCATATGAACTGGGTACACTGGAATACCGTTCGGTACGATTCGAGACAGAGGTACTGGACAAACCGAATTTCCAGGGAAATGCAGCTGTGAACTACACAGATGCAGAGACTCCATGGACACGAATCATCGAACATAAATGGTTTGAGTTCGGAAAAGATGAGAATGGTCAGGAACTTCCGAAGACAGTCATCAGCCGGGAATACAGCTCCGAGTGGAAACCGGGCGATGAACCTTATTATCCGGTCAATGATGAAAAGAACGGAAAACTCTATGAAGAATATAAGAAACTTGCTGAGAAAGAAAATGATGTGATTTTCGGCGGCAGACTGGGTGAATATAAGTATTATGATATGGATGCGGTGATCGCAGCGGCACTGGATATGAGTGAGAGAGAGCTGGGATAATTGCATTCTGGTCATGACAGACATTTATGTATAAATATCTGAGGAAAACTAAAAACAGTGTAGTACAATGTTTGATTTCAAACCGTACTACACTGTTTTTAGCTAAACAATATATCATTTGCGTCGATAATCAGACACACTCTAGAACTCAATCTCCTTCAGATACCGTGCCACAGCATCCTGCCAGGTAGGAAGCGGCTCGAATCCGTTTTCTACGAGTTTGGATTTGTCCAGGCGGCTGTTGAACGGACGTTTTGCTTTGGATACGCCGTATTCAGCAGTGGTAACCGGAGCGACGGACACGCGGTCTTCGGAATACTCCTCACGTCCCATTGCGACAGCCTGACGGAAGATTTCTTTTGTGAAATCATACCAGCTGATATAGCCGCCCTCGTTGGTTGCGTGATAATAACCGTATTTCTCTGTCTCGATCATGTCGACCAGCAGTCGTGCCAGATCGTAGGTATAGGTAGGAGTACCGATCTGATCGGAAACAACGGTCAGCTTGTCGTGTGTCTTTGCTACGTTCAGCATAGTTTTGATAAAGTTTTTTCCGTTCTTACCGAATACCCATGCGATACGCACGATAAAATATTTATCCAGAGTGGAAGATACCGCAAGTTCTCCGTCCAGTTTGGTCTGTCCGTATACATTTAACGGTTTGTAATCCTTGCAGTCCGGCTGCCACGGTTCGGTTCCCTGTCCGTCAAATACATAGTCGGTGGAAATGTAAACCATTTTTGCATCCAGTTCTTTGCAGACAGAAGCGATATTAGCAGTTCCATCTACGTTAATGGCCTTTACTTTTGCCTGTTTGTCTTCATCCTCTGCCAGATCAACAGCAGTCCATGCAGCGCAGTGAACGACAACATCCGGGTTGATCTCGGTAAGGGTCTTACAAACAGCTTCTTTGTCTGTGATATCCATGGCAACGTAAGGCATGGTTGTGACCGGGCTTTCGTCCTGTACACCGCTGTAGGAAGGAGCGATATCACTTCCGATTCCTTCATAACCTCTTTTTGCCAGTTCATTCATCACATCGTGTCCCAGCTGTCCGGCAACACCTGTTACAAATACTTTCATATTGTTCTCTCCATAATCTATCTGCCGTAGCTGCGAAGCAAGAGTATATGCCTGGCAGAACGGCAGATTTTAAATGATTTATTAGTTCTGTGTCACGGTACGCACCGATAGGAATTAGCGGTTTGCGTACATTTTCTCATAGTAGTTCTGGTATTCACCGGAGATGATGGTTTCCCACCATTCTTTGTTATCCAGATACCACTGAATGGTTTTTTTGATACCGTCTGCGAATTTGGTTTCCGGCAGCCAGCCCAGTTCGTTGTGGATCTTGGTCGGATCGATGGCATAACGCATGTCATGACCTTTTCTGTCAGATACATAGGTGATCAGGCTTTCCGGTTTACCCAGTTCTTTACAGATGATTTTTACGATATCGATGTTTTTCATCTCATTGTGACCACCGATGTTATATACTTCGCCGACACGACCGTTGTGGATGATCAGGTCGATCGCTTTGCAGTGATCTTCTACATACAGCCAGTCACGGACATTTTCACCTTTTCCGTATACAGGAAGTGGTTTGTCATTCAGTGCATTGGCGATCATCAGTGGAATCAGTTTTTCCGGGAAATGATACGGTCCATAGTTGTTGGAGCAGCGGCTGATGGTAACAGGCAGACCATAAGTACGATGGTAAGCCAGAACCAGAAGGTCAGCACCTGCTTTGGAGGAGCTGTACGGGCTGCTGGTGTGGATCGGAGTCTCTTCGGTAAAGAACAGGTCCGGGCGATCCAGAGGCAGATCTCCGTATACTTCATCGGTAGATACCTGATGATATCTCTTGATACCGTATTTTCTGCAGGCATCCATCAGGACAGCAGTACCTTTGATGTTGGTATCCAGGAATACTTCCGGGTTCTCAATGGAACGGTCTACGTGGCTTTCTGCTGCGAAGTTTACAACCATATCCGGATGTTCTTCTTCGAACAGTTTGTATACAGCTTCACGGTCTGTGATGCTTTCTTTTACAAAACGGAAGTTCGGGTTGTCCATAACAGGAGCCAGAGTGGACAGGTTACCTGCATAAGTCAGGCAGTCCAGGCATACGATCCGATAATCCGGGTATTTTTTCAGCATATGGAAAATAAAGTTGCTTCCGATAAATCCGGCACCGCCGGTAACAATAATATTCATAACATTTCTCCTTTTGGGTGTCAGGCACCATTAAAAATTTAATAACAAATCCGGGAACGCAGCGGTATTAGCGGCGTGCATCCAGATATTTGCCGTTCAGAACGTCCATCAGATACTGACCGTACTGATTTTTTTTCAGCAGTTCGTATACTTTCAGAACTTCTTCTTTTGAGATCCAGCCGTTTAAGTAAGCGATTTCTTCCAGACACGCGATTTTTCTGTGCTGGTGAGTTTCCATGGTTTTTACGAAGTTGGTAGCATCTACCAGACTTTCATGTGTACCGGTATCCAGCCAGGTAAATCCCTGTCCCAGAAGTTCTACATTTAACTGTCCTTCTTCCAGATAGATGCGGTTCAGATCGGTAATTTCCAGTTCGCCACGTGCACTTGGTTTCAGATTCTTAGCGTATTCCACTACTTTATTGTCGTAGAAATACAGACCGGTCACACAGTAATTGCTCTTCGGATGTTCCGGTTTCTCTTCGATGGAGATGGCTTTTCCTTCACTGTCGAATTCTACGATACCGAAACGCTCCGGATCGTCCACGTAATAACCGAAGACAGTAGCACCTTTTCCGGTTTTTGCATTTTCTACCGCTGCGTGCAGACGTTTGGTCAGTCCGTGACCGGCGAAAATGTTGTCACCCAGAACCATAGCTACAGAGTCATCACCGATGAATTCTTCTCCGATGATGAATGCCTGTGCCAGTCCGTCCGGACTTTCCTGTACAGCATAGGACAGATTCACACCGAACTGATGACCGTCGCCTAACAGCTCTTTGAAACGCGGGGTATCCTGCGGGGTGGAGATGATCAGGATATCACGGATGCCTGCGTTCATCAGAACAGACATCGGATAGTAGATCATCGGTTTGTCATAGATGGGAAGTAACTGTTTGGAAGTTACCATGGTCAGAGGATAAAGGCGTGTGCCGGATCCTCCTGCTAAAATGATTCCTTTCATGAGTATTCTCCTTTCAGATCATTTGTTTTTTCAGTTCCGTATCCTAAGATGATACCATTATAAAAGGTGACCTTAGGTCACCTTCAAGCATTTTTTTAAAATTTTGGTAAAATTGTTGGTTTTTACTTATAGGACAGAGAAAAACAGAAGGAAAATTTAGTAATTGCAAATAAAAATCCCGGCATCTTTTGTGATATGCAATCCTTTTTCTGTTTTTTTCTTTACAAAGGAACGAAATTCTTTGTAGTGGTCAAGCAGGTACTGATTCTGATTGCCGTGGCAGGAGAGGATATAGGAGATCAGAGGCTCCGGGTCGGACACCAGAAGACCGTCTTCATAAGAGATCCATTCCACACGGGAAAACCACGGTTCGAGCACCTGTGCACCGTTTTTGCGACCGAATTTCTCATATAATTTGTTGGCGGAGAGCACGATCCGCGCATCAAACCGGCTGACCAGCTGACTGATTTCTTTCATATGAGAGTTGCCATAGGTACTGCATAAGAACCGCCCACCCGGTTTCAGTACCCGCCGGACTTCTTTACACACA